GAGGATCGCGTCAAGCTTCACGGCTAGCCAGTCGCAGGATTTCAGCCTCGATGATCTGCAGATCGCTCAGCATCGCAGATTCATCCGCCACTGACCGCAGTCTAAACATCCACGCCACTGCGCCATAATCCAGCCCGATCAGTCCGCCAGGACCGGTGCGCCATTGCGTCTGGCAGTCGAGGAACATCATCAGCGCAGGCCACGCATCAGGTTCAACCTCGAAGTGCTCGGGCTGGCCGGGTTCAAAACCGACCACGCCAAGCACCGCGGCATCATCTGCGGTTTTGTCGATCACGCCGCCCTTGACCCAATACTGAGCGGCGTCCTTTAGTTTTTTGCTTTGTTGCCGGTGACGCTCTCGAAGTACGCCACCACAATGGCGCTGGCCACTGCAGGGATGTTCAACAGCTCGGCCTTGCTGGCAGCAGTGAATGGCACATCCTCGCCGTCTTCATCCTGCACATTGCTCCAGCCGGCCAGCACCTCATCGGCTACCGATTGATCGGTCAGCTCAATGCCATCATCGCCGCGCTGCTTTGCCCTGAACAGGTCTTGGATCTCGTTGATCCGCGTCTGCGCCAGTCGGTTGAACCGCGCGTCAAAGGTCTGCTTCTCGTAGCGCCCGCCATCAATCGGCAGGCGCAGTATCACCGGCCACTCATAGGTGGCCGACTTCTTCAGGACAAATGCCATGCAGGATCAGGAGAAGGTGAGGACAACTTCATCGTTGCCGGCGCCGGTCGGGATTGCCACGTAGGGCAGGTTCAGCATTTGCACGCCGTCCTGGTCAGCATAGGTCGGGTTGCTGATGTCCACCTTGGGCGCCACCAGCGAGACCCTATTGCCAGCGGTTGTGCCATGCAGCAACGTCAGCACGCCGGTGGTGTCGTTGTTGGCAATGGCGAAATAGTCCTTCGTGGCGATCGGCACAGCCTCGATCATGCACTCGCCGGATGGCGCCCGGTTGGTGATCATGATCTCCTTGGTGCAGCCAACCAGCTCGCGGTAGACCAGCTCGTTGGCCATGTCAAGGCTGAGCGACTGCAGACAGCCGGCATAGCTAAGGAAGCTGAACGTGCTGCTGTTGCCCGGCTTGAAGATCAGCGGATCGGCCTGCGCGGTGTAGGTGCTGGCTGGCGCCGCCGTGTCAGTCGGCGCGTTGTAGATCCCGGTGAACTCGAAATCAATAGTCGGGATTACTCCCACTTCAGCGCTCAGCGAGAATGTGCCGCGGGAGCCGGTGGCCTTGTGCAGCACGCCGTCGTTGTTGTAGTAGATGGTGACGCTGTCGAAGCTGCTGCTGACTGGCTTGTAGCCCACATTGGCGGCGATGCTGTAGGCACTGCTGGCGCCAGGCGTGAAGCTGGCTGTGGTGGCCTGCACCGTTGCCACCTTCGTGCTGCCCACGTAGTCGGTGATCACACCGCTGCTACCGGACCCGGTGCCGCTGGTGATGCTGATGATCATTCCAACGTAGGCGTCATCCGTGGCGCTGGCGCCTGCTGCCAGGGTGATGCTGCCAGCAGAGCCTGCCGTAGCGGTGCCGGTGACTGCAGAGCTGGTTGTGGTCTCGGCCATGCCGCACGCCTTCAGCAGGGCGCCGAATCGCGGAGCTGTAGCAGCGGCGCCGGATCCGGTCAGCTCAATCTGGAAGTTGATCAACACGCGCTGGTTGGCCAGCAGCTGGTCGCTGTTGCCCAACCATGGCCGAATTAGCTCGCGACTGACGACATCCGACTCAAGCGGCGTGACATCAATCGAGCGGACCAGCAGCGCATCCGTCCCAGCCGGGCTGGAATCAGTCGCGTACGTTGCCTCGGCTTTTACGAGCAGGAGTTGCTTGCGTGTCAGCAGTGCCATCGGTAGCAGTCTCGGGTGAAGGTGCAGCCGGCAGCCTTACGCCGGTTTCAGGGTCCAAGACGTATGAGCCGCCTTGGCCGTGGTATTCATCCAACATGCTAGCTAGGGTCAGTTTGTCGCCAGATTAGCGACTGCTGTGCGATACCTGATCAGGTAATCACACGCGATCACTCCTGCGGGCTGGTCCGCTTCGATCATGTCAAACTGCACGCCGCGCGGCTCAATGCTCATGGCATAGCCGCCGATGGTTTGATCGGCCATCACCTTGGCGTGCAAGCTTTCAATGGTTGCATCCGCCTGTTGATCCGGGATACTGCCACGCACGATCACAGCGATTCGCACCGTCAGGCTCCAGTCGGTTTTGCAGAAGCTGACGTCCGTATTGGCCTGGTCCGAGATCGGCTCCACCACAATGGCCGGCGACTCGCCGCGCGTGATCGGCTCCACCCGGCTGCGGTAGATGCGCGTGCTGACGCCTGTCGTACCAGCCAGTGATGAGGCAATAGTGGCCAAAATGCTTTCGCGGCGTGTTGTCATGGTTCAGGCGCTGGCAACTTGGGTGACTGTGCAGATGATGCCAGGGATGGCAGGATTCGATGCGCCGGCACTCTCGGCGTGAATGTAGACGTTGAGATTGGCTGCCGCCCACATCAGCTCGATGTAATCATTGGCGGCCAGCTCCATCACGAAGTTGACGGTGCCGATCACGTTGCCATCTATGCTGCCATGCTTTGCGATGACGCTGAAGCGACTATCTGAGTTCGGCACATCGCCGGGCGTACCGCTGTCATTCTTTCGCAGCCAGACATTGGCATCATGGATCTGCGAATCGCTATTGCTGAATTGGATAGAGAATGTAATGCTATAGATGCCGGGATGCAGCACCGTGATACGACTGCCTGATGCAACTGCAACGCCGTAGTTGCTCAAGTCGCCAGAACGCAGCAGTATTGCGGTTGGCGTGTTGATCGTCGCCACATACTGCGATGTCGAATCCCAGAAGCTGCCCCAATAGCCGGGGCAGCCGTGATACGACAGCTGGCTCCAACGTTGCGTGCCATTGCCGATCTTGATATTGCCGGTGTCTGATTCGCGGCCAAACTCACCAGCCAGCAGGATCGGATTGCCTGCAGTCCAGGCCGCGCGAGTGTTGCTGCGGATTGGTGCGCTCATGTCTTTTGCAGTCCTAGCTGTACCATTGCACCATCATCAATGTACTGCGTCTCGCGAACCGTATAAGCAACGCCTGCCACTGTGATGCTGTCGCCATACTTCAAACTGCCAAAACTGGATGCGCGCGCGGTCAGGGTGTAGTCAGTGCTCAGGATTGCGTCGCTCAGCAGCACCTGAGATGGCATGTCAAGAATGCCCAGCGCAGTCACTGCTCCAGCAGTGCATGTCACGCCGAAGTCATCCAGGAATGCGTCCAGATTCTCGGTGATGGTCACGCGAATACCCTCGATGGGTGTTTGGGCTCGACGAGGTAAGCGTCCCACCCATCAGGCAGCTCACCGATGTAGTTGACGTGCCAGCCGCTCAGCAGCACGGGTGGGGTGATCGCCTTGCAGGTGTCGGGGTCAAAGGTGCCGCCTTTGTAGATAAGCCCTACGCAGTCGAGGGCGTGGGTGTGGCTGGCGGTGAGCACCACGGTGTCGCCGTATTCATTGGTGGTGGTGAAGCCAGCAGCATCCAGCGCAGCCATGCCGGTGGATTCGTCGGGGAAGCGGATGTAGGTGGTGGTCATTGCGTGATGGTTTGGAGGGTGGAGTTGGAAAGGCGCTGGGGCCAGTAAGCGAGGCGGCCGATGGTGCTGTTGAGAGCGCCTGCGCCTGTTGGATTTGCACCCAATCTCAACTGGTCAACTGTCGGAATTGTTGCGCTTGTATCTTCCGTGCCTAGCGTCCCAGCATTTGCAAAATTAATTGAATTCAGTACATAAGAAAGTGCGAACTGTTGTTGCGTTCCAAATGTGTAGGCAATGGTATTATTTGCTTGAGTTATGCCTCCTGTTACAACGCGAGCAACGCGGGCGCTTATGCCAGCGTCCGCTTGGATGCGATTGTTTGTAGTCCCATCAGATGCTGAAAACAGAGTTGTACTAAGGGCTGGATTAATTGCATTAACAAACACCGTCCCCTCATCCTGCCGATACCAGGAGCTGAAGTTTGCCCCCGTGATGCTGGCAACGTCCGCGTTGCGGGTGGCGGCTGCGGTGGTGGTGGGGATGTAGCTGGTGGGGAAGGCTCCGGCTTCTAGTTGGGCGCCCCAGAGGTAGATGGTCCCTGTGCCGTTGCCTTGATAGAAGCTGGCGGAAGCGGTTGCTGTTCTGATTTGGACTGTATTGCTGGCAGTCGCCGTAGCTGTCGCTGTCGCTGAACAGCGATACCAACCTCCGCCAACTGCCGTGATAGAACCAGTTAAACCAGAGTCCAGGTTTTGAATTGTCCCCGTTGAGATATTAAATCTAGCTGTAAGGTTAGAAGTAAAAGCCGCTGACGGAAAAACAAAAGCTATGCCAGCCAAAGAGCCTGCTTGTGCATAAACAGAAATTGTGTAAGCAAGACCGCTTGTAAAAGATTGCGTTGGCGTAATTACGCTATGAGCCGCAGCGGCGCCATCGTTGCTATCAGTTAGAGTATCAGCAGTGACAGTTCCATTTGGCGCTAAAACCGAGTTAGCGGAAATAGTAATGTTGCTTTTCCCCCAACTCGCATTATCAAACTCCTCACTCCGCAATACCAAATTAGTCCTCTGCTCCTCCACCAACAGGCCCAGGCTTTCGCCGGTCGTGGGGTTGTGGTCAAACCTCGGCACATCCACAGCCGCCGTCTGCAGCGTTCCCGCGCTGTCGATGTAGGTCGCGCTGCTGGCGCGGGTGAAGGTGACGAGGGGGCCGACAGTCTTGGTGACGGCGAAGTTGAGGTCGAGGCTTGGTACAGCTTGCGCAGCGCGCGCCAAGCTATCGCCGGCCCAGCCTGGAGTTAGCGCATAGCGGAAGACCGGCGCGCCAATCATCAGAATCCAGCCTCAAGTACCTTGACGCGCAGCGTATAAGCGGTGCCACTGGCAGGGGTATAGGCGCCCAGTGTCTCTAGCACTGCGTACAGACTGGATGATGCCGGCTGCAGCTTCATGATGCCGCCCTGGTAGTAAGCCTGCGCGCGCAACATCGAACCACGAACAGCAGGCGTGCCGAGGTCGTAGCTATCCTGCCATGCTGCAGCATCAGATGTCGTGAAGGTATAGGCAGCGTTGTCAAGAATTGCGGTAGGCGCCGCTGAATACAAATGCACGCGGAATCCAGCCATGCCGGATGGCACCGTCGTATTGTTAATCAGCAGCTGGATCGACTGCACAAATACAAACGACGATGAACTTGCCGCGCCGGTCAGTTCATGAATCGCGCTAGTTGCACTGCCGATCACATCGCCGGCGGTATAGGCGGTCGTGTTCGCCGGTCGGGTGAACGTGATGCTTGGAATGCTGGCGATGGCCATGGTGCAGTAGCAGTTGAGTTCAGTCTAGGAAAGGCCCCAGCGCAAGCCGGGGCCATCATTGAACAGCTCAGCCGTACTTCTTCAGGCCAAAGCCGAAGCAGGTAACAGCGCTCGAAGCGGTGCCCGTCTCAGCCGTGCAGCTAAGACGGATGTAGCGCTTCAGGTTGTCGCGATCGAAGGTCTTCACCTCCTTGTAGGCAGCGTTGCCGATCGCAGTGAAGGTGCCGCCGGTCACAGCAGTGAACGTGCTGTTGTCGGAAGATTCCTCAATGCGGAACGTCAGATCAGCGCTGGCGCCAGCAGCGGTGCCGGCCAGGATGATCTGAATGTCGCCGTCGTACTCAAGGAGATCGACGCCGGTCTGGTTGCCGGTAGCGGTGATGGTGGTAGTAGCCAGCAGCGTGAAATGCTGCAGCTTCTCAAGCGTCTGTTGATGGATTCCCATTGGTCCTCTTGCGGGTGGATTTGCGGAAAGGCTGCGGGCAAACTGCCGGGGCCGGCTCCACGATCGGAGCCGGCTGCGCTTTGCCCATGTTGATCAGAGCGGTGGCGTCCGATTGCTCGGTATCAACCACCTGCCCTGCCTTGACAGCCACGCCCCTGATGGACGTGTCCTTAAGGATTTGAATCAACATCACAGGGTGTTGTTGCCGCGGCAGAAGCCTTCAGGATGACGGACTGCAAAGTCCACATCCTGCAGGGCCACCACGCGCACAGTGCCGCTGGTGCTGTGGGTGTAGGGATCCACGGTGAGATCCAGTCCACTCCACATCGCCATGATCAGCTGGCTCCACACCGCGAAGAAGATGTCGCCAGACTCGACCTGATTACTGACGACGGCGCTGTAACCGTTGACGGTGCCGCCAGGCTCGAACACATAGGCGCCGGTATCGGTGCCCTTGTCCTTGGTCTTCAGGTTGCCGCGCATGGTGGCATTCATCAGATACGCCATGGCGCCGATGTCGGCGTTGTCCGCAGCGATCTTGGATTCCATGCTTACCACCTCGGTATAGGTCGGGGTGGCGGCACCGAAGTCCTCGGTGTTGATGCCGGTGGTCAGCTTGATGCCAAGCGGCTGGCTGGTATTGCCCAGGCCGTAGAGGCCCACGCGGTCGATCTCAAGCGCCAGCACAGTGGCGAGATCCTGGCGGATCATCTGCTCCACGTCGATGCTGGCCTGCAGCATCAGGCGGCGGCTGTAGTCGGTAAAGGCGCCTACGGTTTTTGGCGAAAGGTTCACCTGGTCGACGGTTTGCTGGCTCTCGGTGGGCGAGCCGGACTCAGACAGCCAATATGCAGTAGCCGCAGCCGTCTGGCGCGGGATAGCCACGTTGCCGGTCAGCCCGGTCAGGCTGGTGACGCCAAGGCCGGCCAGTGCCGAGCGGTTGCGCAGCAGCTCGATAAAGCTGCCAGGACGGAAGTCAGTGCTGACCAGATCGCCAGCGCCGGATGCGGTGCCAACGGTCAGGTCACGGCGCAGCACCTCGCTCGGCACCATGATGCCCTGAGCAACCTTGCCGGCGCGTGCAGCGGCAGCCTCGGAGCACTCGCGCTCGAAGGCTGCGGCCTCCTGCAGTTTGCGGTCGCCCGGGTTGGCCAGTGCGTTGATCGCGCGCTGGAAGCTGAACTCACGGGTTTCTTTGGCGCTGAGGCCAATGTCGCCAGCGGACTCGCTGACAGGCTGCGCCTTGCTGCCAAGTTGATCAAGCACGGCAGCGCGAGCCTCATCAAGGCTGCGGCCGGACTCAACCAGTTGGCGGCCAAGGTCGGCCATGCCGTGCTTTTCGGTGATAGCGGTGATGCCAGAAATGCGGGTGCGCTCAGCCTTGGCAGCCTCT